ATCTTGCGGAAGTCTCAGCACCACAGATCCCGTTACTGGCCAAAGGCGGCGACGTGCAGGAAGAAGGCGCGGCCATCGTCGGCGAGCAGGGCGCGGAGCTCCTCCAGTTACCCAAAGGCGCGAGGGTGACGCCGCTCGAGAAGGCGGGCGACACCACGGTCAACATCTCAATCGACGTGCACCCCGCCGAGGGCATGAACGAGAAGGAACTCGCAGACCTCGTGGCGGAGCGCATACAGGAGCAGGTCAACAGGAGGCAGGCGGCATGGGCGTGATGAAGCACGACATAAGGTTCGGCGGCATCGTCGCCAGTGAGAAGGACGTCATCATCTACGGTGGGAACGTGGACGAGGTGGCCGAGCGCGACGTCGAGGCGGTCGAGATCCCGGGGAGAAATGGCGTTTTGCACCTCGACAATGGGCGGTGGCGTGAGCGCACCCAGACCTACCTCGCGTATGTGAAGGGCGAGAACTACCCCGCCCGTATAGCCTACGTTCGGCGCGTCTTCGGGCGCATGGGCAAGACATACGCAAGACTCGATGACACGTTCAACCCCGACGTCTACTCAATGGCGACGTTCGTCGACGCGCTCGTCCCGGAGAGTCTGGCGTTTAGGACGCAGGGGCTTGTGACGCTGACTTTTCAGTGCAGACCCGAGCGGTATCTTCGGACGGGCGACCAGACCATCACGACCACGTCGTCGGTGACTCTGGTAAACCCGACAGGCCTGCCTGCCCGTCCGCTCATCCGCGTATACGTAAGCGGTGGCGGGACGGTGACCGTCGGAAACAAGACGATGACCATCTCCTCCTCGCTCCCGACGGCGTACGTCGACATTGACGCCGACACGCAGGACTGCACGAGCGGGGCGACAAACTGCAATAACTACGTGACGCTCGTCGAGTTCCCGACCTTCGGCGCGGGGTCGACTGGCGTCTCACTGGGCGGCGGGGCGACCTCTGCCGTCATCACTCCGAGGTGGTGGACTTTATGATTCCTGTGCTATTTTCAGCTGACGCGACGGACTTCGGGTCAAACGGCATCGGTGCACTTTCCGACGCCATCTCGTGCGTCGTGACGGAGGAGAGAAACGGCGAGTATACGCTCGAGATGGAGTACCCGGTAGACGGACAACACTATGGCCAGATCTCGAACGACTGCATAATCGTCGCACACTGTGGTGACTACAGAGGGAAGCAGGCCTTCCAGATCTACAAGATTTCGCGGCCTATCTCTGGGCGTGTGACGATCTCTGCGAACCACATCTCGTACCGCCTGTCGCTCATCCCCTGCTCTCCCTTCACGGCCTCGAACGTCTCCTCGGCGCTCGCGGGATTCAGCACTCATGCGACCGTGGCGTCAAGTTTTGTCTACTACACAGACAAGACGACGAGCGCGATGTATGTGCAGTCTGTTCCCGCGTCCATCCGCTCCCGACTCGGCGGCACAGAGGGGTCTATCCTCGACGTGTACGGCGGCGAGTACGAGTTCGACAATTGGCGCGTCAACCTCTGGGCGGCACGAGGCCAGAATCGAGGCGTCACCCTGCGCTACGGGAAAAACATAACCGACTTGACGCAGGAGGAGAACATCGAGAGCACCATAACTGGCGTGTATCCGTACTGGGCGAACGAAGACGGCGAGTATGTCGAACTCCCGGAGAAGGTGCTACGAGCGGCGAACGCGAGCAACTTCGCCTACGACCGCATCGTTCCTCTGGACTGCTCCGACCACTGGGAAGACAAACCAACGGTTGCGGCGTTGCGGACGTACGCCACGTCATATTTGACGCGGGCGGGTGTTGGCGTTCCTGTCGTGTCTATCACGGTGTCGTTTGTCAACCTGCGCGACACGGAGGAGTACGCAGACGTCGCGGCACTGGAGGCCGTCGAGCTCTGCGACACGCTGACGGTGCAGTACGAGAAGCTCGGCGTGTCTGCCACGGCGAAGGTGGTCAAGACCGTCTGGGACGTTCTCGCTGAGCGCTACCAGTCACTAGAGGTCGGGGACGCCAAGAGCAACATCGCAGACACGATAGCGGACGTACAGACGACGACAGCGAGCCTCCCGACGATGGCCAAGGTGACCTCGGCGTTAAGTGACGCCATCGAGGAGGCGTCGAAGAGCATCACGGGCGTGAACGGCGGGTACGTCGTTCTCAATCGCGACGCCAACGGCAACCCGTACGAGCTCCTCATCATGGACAAGCCGAGCGTGACCACCGCGACCAAGGTCTGGCGCTTCAACCAGAACGGTTGGGGGTATAGCTCGACCGGGTACGGCGGCACGTACCGCATGGCCGCGACCATCGACTCTGGCATCGTTGCTGACTACATCACGGCAGGGACGCTGACAGGCCTCACAATCGACAACGGCAACGGCACGTTCCACGTCACGCCCAACGGTGCTGTGACGGCGTCAAACCTCACCATCACGGGCGGGTCTGTCGCAGGGTCTACGGTGTCTGGGACGATAAGCGGCGTCAATGTGAGCGGCGGCAAGATCACGAGCGGAAGCGCGACGATCAACAACGGAGCGATCACTGGTGCGAGCGTGAGCGGCGGGAGCATCTCCAACAGCTCCGCGACCGCCTTGTCTCTGGCCAACGACAAGTTTACGGTCACAACAGACGGCGTTATCACGTCGACGGCGGGGAGCATCGGCGGGTGGACGATACAGCCGCGGTATCTCGAGAAGTATAACGTCACGAACGCCGACGACTCCACCGCGTGGGCGGCTATCGGTGCGCCCGAGAACCCTGTAGGCACTGACATCGCCTTCGCCATCTCCACGAGAGATAGCACGTCCGACACGTGGGGCTACCCGTTCCGCGTCAACTACGACGGGAGCTTGGTCGCCACCAAGGCCACCATAAAAGGCGAAATAACGTCTACATCTGGCACGATTGGCAACTGGAAAATTGGCACCGGATCGCTTTACAGAGATTCAGCGGACGGGTTGCGCCGAGCCATTATACAGGCCGCGACATCAGACCCGCAGGCGGGCTACCTGGCGTTCGCGGTTGGCAAGCGGGCGACGGCTTCCGGGACGTGGGACTACTCAAATTTCAGAGTCAACTATGACGGCACCCTCCATTGCAAAAATGCCGACATCGAGGGCACGATTACCAGCGCAAGCGCAACCATCACGGGCGGCTCCATCAACATCGAGACGTCAAGCGATACGTCCGATATTATTAAGCTGAGCCATTCAACCAATAGCTCGAACATGACGGCCATCGGGTTCGGCGTACGCAGTAGCACACACTATGCAAGTTACGGTAGTTCCGGGATGGAGGTATATGACGCCTCAAACAATAACATCCTCACGCTTAACTCGAACTATTTGAAGCTTGTCGGGTCTTCCACAGCCCCGAAGATCATCATCGGGGACGAATCAGGGACACACGCGGTACACGGCTATAACTATATAGACATATACGACAGCAACAACAAACGGCGAGCTTCCCTGTCATTTACGGCGGGGCTGAAGTTCTACAAGGCAGACGGCACAACGGTAAGCAAGAGTTATCCGGCGTCATAAGGAGGAGGACATGGGGAACATCATCATCGAGCGGGAGCGGTTCGGGAAGGCGCTCCTCGAAACCATCAACGGCGCGGCACTGCCTGCATTTGTCAAGCTAGACGTCCTGCGGACGTGTGAGGCTGAACTCGTCAACCTCGCCCGCGCTCAGTACGAGCAGGCGGTGGCGGCGCAGGCCAAGGCCGACGAACAGGCCGCAAAAGCAGAAGCGGAGGCGGAGCAGACCGCCGAGGAGGGCTGAATGGTCACATACTACCAAGTAACGGCGGAACTGTACCAAGAGCACGTCGTCCCGGTACTCAACGCGAAGCGCTTCGACACTGGGCGCGGCGTCGACATCACCCTCACGGACTGCGGCGCGGTGGTCGTGCCTGCGGCGGGCGAACAGCTACGCCTGTACTGCAAAAAGCCAGACGGTACGATCTCCTACATCTCCGGGACGCTCAGCGGCAACGCGGCCAGAGTGCGTTTTACGAACCAACTGCTCGCCGCCGAGGGCATCGTCGAGTGCGAACTACAGGTCGGCACAGGCTCGACCATGGTCAGCACCCCGGTCTTTAACGTCTTGGTGCTACCGTCCAACTACAACGCCTCCGCCATCATCTCCTCCAACGAGTTTACGGCGCTCGACACGGCGCTCCGCACGGTGCAGTCGTACGACCAGAGGATTATCAACGTAGAGGACAGGGCGGTCGCGCGGTATAGACTGACAAGCAACTCGTCGATTGACATCGCGCTAGAGGCGTATCAAGCGTATGTCGTGATTGGCTACGGCTACGGCTCAGAGGCAGTAAGCACGACGCACTACATCATGGCACTTGCCTATACGAACGATAAAGTGGCGGGCGTCGTGCCCGTCATCGCTTCCGGGACGTCGCACCAGATGCTAGTCACAGCAGGAGATGGCCTTTCAATCACGCTCACTGCGCCTTCGACGTACTATCAGCGATACACCGTGTTT